ATGCAGACTCTACACATTCTTCTCCCCATTTCTGAGTCTTTTTTCTTCGACTCAGCTTTTGTCTAGGAAAATCTACGTAAGCCATAAATTATGTTTAGTCTACTTCTAATAGTAAAAATTCTACTGATGGAGTATTTGCTGAAGATTTAACTTGAATCTTTGTATTATCTGCGGATGGGTAAAAGAAAAATTCACCTGGAGATAATCTAGCAAAGACTTGATCGCCATCATCTGCAAATATTAAATCATCAGTGGCATCTATATTTTTTGCATATACATATGCTTTTTTACCACCTTGAGTTGATCCTGCCAATGCATTAACATTAATATCATCGAAAGATGTAGTAGTTTTCATTGTAGTTAAACCTTGTCGGTTGTCTCCATCTATTGTTAGTGTATCTGATACAGTTTTTGACAAGTTAATTGTACTAAATAAATCTGTACTAGATAGGCTAACTGTTACTTTTAAACTTGCGTTTGCCATGTTTATATTATTTTAAAATTATGCTGCTGCTTTCTCCATTAACACGTACTCAACTACAGGGTTTCCTGCAGCTGCTTCTATATCTATATCTTGCATGTCAGAGACAGGCATAAATAAAAATTCACCAGGCCCTAAAACTGAAAACCAGTCACCTGATGCTGAATCTGTACCATGTGTACCACATAATCCAAGTTTCACATATTCTCCAGTAGTACTGCTTAAGTTGTGTATAAATACATAAGCTCTGTCGTTTGTCCCATCTAAAGCTTTTAATGAGATGTTATCTTCTGTTCCAGATCCAGTAGTAACCAGTCGGCCTACTATCATTTGGTCTCCTGCAGGAGATATTGAATCTGTCTCTGTAAAGTTTATTGCTTGTTTTGCAAATAAATCTGTACTAGAGAGAGACAATGTTACATTTACTGTTGCCATATTAATATTGTTTTTTAAATTCGCGAATTAAAGGACAAAAATAGAAATTTTAATTTATGTCGCAAATAATAATCTACGAAATTAGATTTTTAGTTTTTGCGTTTATAGCTAAAAGGTTTTTTTACCTCTTGTGAATAATGACTTATTCCAGAACTCTTGATCGTATATAGTGGTTACTTTCTTTTCTTTATCCACCTTTATCTTTCGCACCTCTTGCAAATGGTAACATACCATCATAAATGCCATTACTCTATCAAAGTTACCTGTGTCATTATATGCAATAAGCTCTTTAAGTAAAGGTATACTACGTATTCTGTGAAGATTAAGCATTCCTTTTTCTTCTTTATACTCTTCTAACAACCACATTTTAATTAATTCTTCACCATAATCTTTTAAAGGTTTAGACATATGCATACCTTTACCCCTATTAACTCTAGTGTTCTGTACTACATCTTTTATTATTTCAGGTTGATCTAAAAGCAGATGCGTTTGGTTTTTAAACTCTAAGTATTGGTATAAACCTTTACGTTCGTTTTCATATAAACATTTTGCATTAAAAAAATGTAGTAGTCTACGAACTTTCTCATAATACGCATTTGCAGTGTCAGGTCTTCCTGTGTATTCTGCAACAACACGGTTTGTGAGTTTGTTTAATATTAGTGTGGATCCTAATGAAGATGTAGTAGAGTCATCGTGATCGTAAGGATCAGTTCCTGCAAGATACATGCCATAAGGTATGTTTCCATCAGAATCTTCGTAAGGCATTTCATATATAACCACGCATCCTGATAAATCATCACTACCTCTTAGTGGAAAATCCACAATAGGAGAAAGTTTTGCATTTGGTTTCCATTTAATTTTATTACTAGAAGAATCTATATATAAATCTCCTACATAATCATGATTTCTTTCTCTGTTAGATGCCTCAAGGTCTGCAAGCCTTTCCAGTAAATCTGCTACAGGAAATAAATTACCTGTACGAGTAAGAAATACTTCTGACGGTACAAGAGGTCTGTTTTGTAGTTCTGCATCTAAAGCACTTCTAGAATTCTTACTCTTTTTTAGTTTTTCTCTAAATGCATCTAAATAAACTTTAGCTTTTGCCTCTTGAGTGTTACCATTAGAATCTTTAAATTGATTTAACCCTCTGTACGCAGGTACAAAATACGATATTTTACCTTTGTCCTCCCACTCGTCGGTAAATGAGATCATATCATATACATCAGGGTTGTAAAACATATCTCTTGCGTCTACAGTACCTCCGCCCTCCATATCACCACCCGTTCCTAGATACATACAGCTTCCAAACTTATATGCCCCATTTTTCATACACTCTACAGAAGCTTCATGTGATGCTTTAAGATTATTAAACATACCAATCTCTTCCATTACCATCACAGCAGGACGAGTACCATTGGCAGCAAATGCATTATCTTTAAATGTTCTATGCTTAATCTTAGACTTACTACCCATAACTTTCCAGGTACCGCCTAACTTTTTCTTATACTCTGCAATAACTTCTTTACCAGAATACCAACTTCCTGCATATTGTTTTGCAAAAGGAGAAGGATAAAACTTATCCCCAATCTCAATTCCTCCAGGTAAATTATCCAATCCAAACTGTGTCTTTTTTAATATATCACCCGAATATTTAGCATCACCTGCTCCTGTTACAATTTCTGTAGAAGGAGGGCTGCCAACATACTCAGGATCATATGTTTTCATACCATCAAATACAAACTCGTGCCCAATTACTCCACCAGCAACAGAATAAGATTTACCGAATCCACGGCTACCCATCATCATAAAGTTTTTAGCTTCATTCTCCCACATTGGGCATCCTAAATTACTTTTATGTGTCCTACGCATATACTCAGCAGCAGGAACATAATTATCTTTACCTATAAAAGATCTATCGCAGGTAAATTCTTTATCATTCTTAAATCCAGAGAATCCTCTAGCCTCACACCAGTTATAAAAAAACTCCCACTCAAGATCTCTAAGAAAGGGCTTGCCAGGAGTTTTAGTTTTAGATGTAGCAGTCTTATTAAGAAGTATGGTCCAGAAGTTTACATAAAAATAAAGATTACCTGGCATCCATACACCTCCCACCCAATATCCTTCAATACAACGTTTCTTTTCCTCTCGCCAGAATAATAAATACTCTTCACTAGCTGGATGAAACTGTGGTATTTCTTTGAGTAAAAAAGCTGATTTATTAATGATCATATTAATCCTTTCTCAGAGGCAGACTCTTCTGCCCCACCTTTTGTAGAGCCTTCGTTATTTTCTTTATCCACGAGTTTAAGAAGACGTTCATAATCCTCAAACAATTTAACATTTGTTTTAAGTAATCCNTCNATAGTATCTGCGTTATCTTCATAAGTAAGTGTATCTAAATATAATGTTTTTTCATCCATCTTTTTATTCCACACCATAAGTTGCCTTTTAGCAGGGCTAACTAAAGATCTTTCATAATAAACCATCGCCTCTTTATATTTAGCCCAATCAAACTTTTCATCTTTAAGATGATCTTTAGCAATTATATCTTTTCGAGTGGGATAAGAAATATTGGAAAATTTAGAATCAGGGTCCACTAAAAGAGCAATAGCCCACATTATCTGTGAGCTTTTGCCTTTTGATTTGCTTTTATCTTCTTTATAGATAGAAGCAAACGGGAGGGGGACTTTTAATTGAGGATGTAATTTCCAGAAGTTTACATCTGTATCAAATCCTTCTAGTATCACTATACAGGAAAATTAGTTATAGAAGAAGCTCCATTTTGTTTTACAATACCTAAAACATCATACATGTTAATTTGGAAATACTCTGTTTCCTCTACCATAACCATAAATCCTTGGCCCTTTGGTATTACAGTATCTCCAACTTTTACATTTTTAACCTCTTGGCTAACTGCTACAACTTTAGCATGCCCATCTTTTTTCTCTCTCTCTTCTTTCAACATAGACTCAGATTTAATAATCCCGCTATCTGTTTCCTTCGCCACATTTGGCATTTCCACTACAATGTGGTTTCCTAAAGGTTCGTATTTAATCATAATTTACCATTTTTTAATTGGGCAGTTCGATTGCATTGATCTTGTTTTAGCAACCAACGGACACCCGCATTTTTTACATCTGTTATTAATATTGTGTTCGCATTGTCCGCATATAGAAGCTCTAGCTTTAGCAATTTTTTCTACATGCTCATTTGGAAATACAACGTTTTTCCAACCGTTAAATATCTCACTTATTTTAGCTCCTGGACTTCTATTGTCTTCTTCGTCCTCAGTTTTTATTTTTTTTGCCATTTTTATAATATTTAAATCTATTCTTTTTTACTGCAAACATTCCAAAATGTTTTACTCTTAAAGCTTTAAACTCTCCGTTTTCTATTGACTCTTTTAATAAACCAAATTGCGATTTAATAATAAGTTCAACTTTAAACTCACTTAACCCGTGTTTCTTAGAAAGTTTTTTAATTAACTTGTCCACTCTATTTTATAAGTTATTTCAATTCCTGTATCCTTAATATTATTTACAATATTAGGATTTAGTTTTTTTTCTATAATCATTTGCTTCTTACGAAGCATTGTAATATGATTATTAAAAGAAGCTTCAGACATTCCTATTGCTTTTCTAACCATCTTTCTAACAGGCGTAGAAAAAAGTAATTTATCAATATCCTTATTACTTTTGTTCTTGTACCAAATAGATAAAAAATTAGAGAGCACTTCAATTTCTTTATCTTTAAGTTTTAATACAGGATTAAGAATTTGTAAGTAAGCTTTAAAAGATTGTGCTATATCTGCTTTGATTGGTATTATCATGCGTCAAATATAATAAAATTAATTATAATTTAACATATCTATAATTTCTTTTCTATAATCTGCACACTTTATAAGTCGATAGGTGTCATTCTTTTCGTTAAACCAAACTATAAAACAATCTCTTATTTCAAGAGATGTTTCTAATTCTATAATATATTTATATAAGGAGAGTTGTAAAGAGTATGTAGAAAATTCACACTCGTCTAGGTGGGATATAGGATCAAGCATAGAATTTTTATACTTGCTTGTGTAGTTCATTCTTTTGTTCGTTTTCCAATCAAATATAACCAACCCTTTAAGAGTAGTTGAATAGTAGAGCTGGTCAACCATACCGCATATCCCAAGCCTGCTAGAGCCAACGCACAGCTCAGAGCGAATAGGTATAAGATTTTCTTTCGATTCTTCATAGAAATTTAAAAACTGGGATTCAATTGTGTTATACGCTTCCATATCCATATCGAAGTCATATATTGTATTAGGGAGAATCTTATTATTAATGTAATTTTCAGCGAATGCGTGAAACT